CAGTCTAAAGTCTTGGTGTTTACTTTACGTAACGCACTATACACAGCTTCAGTATCACCATACTTACCAGAGGAAGCTAAGCGATATGCCTGAGCATTGTATTCCATACGACGGAAGATGGACTTGAAGAACTCATCAACACCTACGCTAAGACGACTAGGCACACGAACTACTTGTCCTAATATTTGCTCTGCTTTAGTAGCTCCTTCTTGAGCACCAATAGCACCACGAATTTCAGGCATTGCTGCGTCTAGTGGAGATCCTCTTAATAAACCTTCTTTAGTAAAGTATGCAGATTCTAGCAGACCATCCATTAATCCTCTGAATGCAGGAAGAACTTCTCCAATCTTAACTTTACTTGCAGGATTGACTGCTTGTAAGATACGCTCAGTACCTAAGAGACCTATCTTAGCAATACCTGAGAATGCGTTAACTGCTGTAGTAGCAAGACCAGAGATGTAGGAGTTAACTACGAACTCACCGAACTTGTCTGCCCAGCCTGGCTGCTTTACTGCATCTTTAGTTAAGTTAGCCAGTGCTTCGTTCTTATTAAAACTAGTACCAGGAGAAGCTTTTATAGCAGATACAGCATCTCTTAATGCAAAGATGTCTGACAGTTCTTTACCGCCATTCTTAGATAATCCTTTTAGGATCTCCTCAGTAGAACCAATCACTTTCTTCTGAGCTTTAGCTGCTGCTAAGGCACGACCAATATTAGATACGTTACCAATAGCGGAGAAGAGAATAGGTTTAACTTCATCAAAGTCTTTCTTAAATACTGCAGCAATCTCTGCATCAGTCATACCAGCAGCACGACCATTTAAGAATAACTCATCGATAGAGTTAATCATATCTACACCACGCTGTAGTGCAGGAAGGTAAGCATTGATTAGATCACGACCGCCTAGTTCTTGAACCTTACGATTGAGTAAGAAGTTCACTGCGGAGTCAGCAGGAATATTAAGAGGTGTTGTGTCTAGCTCAGTAGCGATAGCTCCTTTGTTAGCTGAGACAATACGAGTAAGTAACTGCTCTGGATCTTCTGCTTTGTAGCCAGCTTTGAGATAGGCTGCTAAATTCTGTTCACGTAATGGATTATCTGCACTGAACGCAGCAGTAAACCTAGACGCAGGTATGTCAGTTAGTCTGAATGGAGCATCTGTAAAGAGAGTACGATAGTCTCCACCAGCAATCTCATTGGTCAGCTTAGTAGCTAACTCAGAGTCTTCTAACTGCTGGAGTAAAGGAACAATACTGTCTTGTAGTTCAATGTTCTTAGCAGCACCTACATCAGCAATCTCTTGAGCTAACGGACTTAATGGTACGTTGTCTTGAGTAACACCAGTAGTTAGTCCAGTCTTAGTATTTTGTAATTCTTTACCTGCTTGCTGTACTGCTTCACGACCTGTACGATTAACAAGTGCTCCTATTGTACCGCCAAGTGTTCCTCCTAAGACAATACCTGCAGCAGACGAAGCTACTCTTCCTAAGTCTTCATCAGAATAAATTGGTTGTAGTGCTCCAGCAACACCTCCTCCAGCAGCACCACCAGCAACTAATCCTTTAGCTCCTTTGAATAACAATGATCCTGGAATAAGTGTAGAAGGATTAACCAAACCTCCTACGAATGTGCCTAATACACCAGACACAGGATTCTCTGCAGTCATTTGACGAACACGAGATTCTTCTTCTACTTGTTCAGCAGTTGGTTCTTTGCCTAATAACTGAGCAGCTCCTGTGATTTCAGAGCCTACTGCTTGACGAGCTGCTGCTGTGAATGTTTCAAATGCAGTAGCACCTGTACGGTTTAAGTACTCAACAATATCTTTATCTGATAAGCCAGCCTTACGAGCACCTTCTAAATCATATTCAGTGCCTTGTGCTAAGTAAGATGCAATATCAGTATAAGATAAGCCAGCTTTTCTAGCTCCTAAAACATCATATGTAGCCATGTTATCCTTACTGAATAACTACTCTAGTGCCGAAATTAGCTTGTATTTTTGCTTGGAGTGCGTTGATTCTTTGCTGTATTTCTGCTCGATATGCAGGTTCAGTTTCTAATCTTTGTAGATTTGCTCTAGCGTCTGCTTGTATTTGTTGATACTCAGGATCTAAAGCAATTTTATATGTACCTGCTGCTTGATCGTATGGACTAGCTACTGCAGGAGCTGCTGCGGAAGCTGCTGATACAGGTGCTGCAGATGATGCTGGAGCTGTAGTAGCAGGTGGATTACGTTTGTCAAATGAAGCAGGACTTGGTTTTTCTCCTGCAGGAGTAGTTCCTGGTTTACCTTTATTTAAAACGCTATCTACAATTGCACTAGTTACTACAATTCTGTCTACTTCTTTACGAGTTTTCTTATCGTAATAAACAATAACACCGCCACCGTTTTGATCAGGAATTGCTGTTTTATCTAGTTTACCTTCTTCGTATTCAGCATTGTATTTACGAATCTTAGCACGTTCTGCCTCAGTTTGAACAGATAAAAGTTCCATACTAAGCTCGTCTTTACGACGCTTCTTGTCAATATCAAGTTGAATCTGACCACGCTGTTCAGCAAGGCGATTAGCCAATGCATCGTTACCAGCATCACGAGCCTTAGCAATCTGCTCATCAAGCAGAGTAGGATTCTTAGTATACAATTCATTCTCAAGAACTTGAGTTCTAAGTTTCTCTCCCTTAGCTTTTTCTGCTAAATCTTCTGCTTTACGTAGTTCTTGAGTAGCCATGAAAGATTGTTGACCTAGACCAGCATCAGCAAATCTTGTCTGTAATTCTCTGTAGAAAGATAATGGATCGTTAGGATCAGCAGCTTGCATAGCAGTGTTGTATACAGATTGAATTTTAGTTAAGTTCTGCAATACAGGATTAGTAACTTCAAAGAAGCCACGATCTTGTGCTACGTTAACTAAACCTCTACCCAGTAGTGTACCGAGCTGAGCCCCTAGTTGATTCTGTGCAGGTAGAGCACTGATACGAGCTTGTTCTTGTTGAATTAACTGTTGACGATATAGCTCAGGATCTGCTCCTAGCATTGTCTGATAGTTACCTAATAATGGATTTACTGGTTGTCCCATAATTGTTCCTTAGAATAAACCGCCATATGATTGTTGATTATATGAATAAGCAGAAGGAGAAGACCAAGGATCATACCCACGAGTTACATTAGTGTAAGGCATTGAAGCATTCCACATACCTGGAGTACCGCCTCCTCCACCGCCTCCTCCACCGCCTCCACCATAAGCACCAGCACCAGCACCAATCAAACTAGACAAGAACTGATTGTTCATCTGCTGAGCTTGTAGTGCAGAACCATACTGTGTCTGAGCACCTTGCATCATACCTCCAAAGTAACTCTGAGCACCTGCGGATTGACCAGGCTGCTGAGCTGCACCTAATTGTAAACCTAATTGATAAGGCATCTGAGCCATATTCTCTACTTGACCTGATAGACCTAGCTGAGCTTGTAATGGAGCATAAGCACCTGCTTGTCCTTGTACTTGTGTACCTAGGAGACCAGCACCAGAGCCGAACAAACCAGCACCAAACTGTGCTCTTTGCTGTCCTGCTTGTTGTGCCTGAGCAGCTAATTGTAGATCTTGCTGACCTAAAGCATTATAGTATGCTTGTAGTTCAGGAGACGCAGGAGCACGACCTGTACCAGTTTGAACTCCTAAGCCACCACGACCACGAGCAAATAAACCACCTCTAACCTGAGATAGTTGAGCTTCTCTGCTAGGAGCTAAGAGAGCTTGTTGGCTAGTGATGTAATCTTGAGCAGCTTGCTCTGGTGATGTAGCTAAGTATTGTTGACCTAAGTTAAATAAGCGTTCAGAAGCACCAGTCAGTGGAGCATACTGACCAGCCATTTGTTCTGCTTGTGCTAATGTAGGAGCAAATCTACCGAATAAGCTTTCTTGTAATGCAGATAACTCAGGAGCTGCAGTGTACCCTGCTGCTGAGATATAAGGAACACCTGTCGTAGGATCTACAGTACGAGTGAACTGAGACGTACCAAATCTGGTAGTCATTCCCACAGGACGGAATGCAGAGATATTAGCAGCGTTTATACCAGCCTGTCTCTGCTGTTCTGCAGCTTGCTCTCCTGCTTTTCGTACCCCACTAGCCCCTGTAAAAGGATCTAATACTGAACTGACTATGCTACCCATGTTTGCTCCTAATAAATATAGTGTATTTCTTGTCGTTAACTTCTATATGTTTTAATACTTCCCATCCTGTTAAACTACCAAACTTAGCAAGCTTAGTATTTTCTTCTTCTACTAATGCTAACAGAGGAACATTAGTTAGATACTGTAATAAGTTTAAATCTTCTAAGTACTTCTTTTTTATTTCCTGCGACCACTTATGTACATCTGTATGAAACCACAATGCTGCATCGTGTAATTCTAAGTACATTGTGTAGTCGTCTCTAAGGACTACAGGTACTTTCATTAGTTACCAAAGAAATACACATAAAAAGCACCGTCCTCTGCAGCTCCACTATCTGTTCTTGAACGCTGCATTTGTAAAGATCCTGCTGCTTTAGATACTGTGTTTTGAATAACAGCCATAATTCCTGGAGTAGTAGCAGAAGAGTTTGCTTGTCCTGTACTTAATACCATATAGTTTGCATTAGAGAAAGCATTAGTAAAAGTAATCGTATAAAGACCTGTTCCAGGACTGGTGACTGAAGCTATATTATTACTAGCTGTGAGTCCTCCATCATAATACAACCAAGCAATCTTAGTAAATGAAGGAGTAAAAGAAGTCCAAGTAGTTCCATTAGATTGTAGAATATTTCCACTGCTTCCTGGAGCAACCATGTTTCCATTTAATGCAGAAGTTCCGTTTCCTAAAACAACACCATTAGCTGTAAAAGAACTAGCTCCTGTCCCACCGTCTGCAACAGCAATATCAGTAGATAAGCTGCTAACACTTCCACCAGTAATTGTTGCACCTGAAACTGTAGCTGTATTAATTGTAGGACTAGTTAGTGTTTTATTTGTTAAAGTAGCAGTTGCTGTTCTTTCGGCTGTAATTTCACCGTTTACAAAAGCAGTAGTAGATACTTGTGTTGTATTAGTACCTGCAGTAGCAGTAGGGGCTGTAGGAGTTCCTGTTAAAGCAGGACTGTTAATATCAGCCTTAGAAGAAATAGCTGAGGCAATCGCAGTAAACTCAGTATCAATCTCTGTACCCTTAACAATCTTACCAGAGTTGCCTGTAGGTAGAGTATCTTTTGCTGTAAAATTAGTTGCTTTTGTGTAATTTGCCATATTATGTCCTTAGACTAAAGTCTTTCCTTGCTTAATTGCTACGTCTATTTTTTGAATTGAAACTGGGTTTCCGTTAATATCTGCTTCTAATCCTAATTGCATTACAGTTCCTTGACCGCCAGCATTAACATTAAAACGATCTAAAACAATACCTGAAGTATATTCAGCAATATTATATTCTGTTGAACCAGGAACGGTATCTACAGTAGAGTTATTATATTCGTACACCGTAGCAGCGTCTAGAATATATGTAGTAGCTTGATAGCCTTCGCTATAATCAAATCCCCATTTAATAGCTACTGCTTGATTAGTACCGCCAATTAATATCCAACCAATCTTCTTTAATATTTTAAGATTTGTTGAAGCATCGAAGTCAAAGTAATTAGTATAATAAGCAATACGATAACTAGAAGTATTATCAGCATATCCAAAGTACTTACCAATATATCCAGGTTTTCCTAAATATAAATCTCTATTCTGTGTTACAAAGAATGACTTAGGTTCAATACTGTCCCATATTGTAACTCTCATTGCACCATCTTGTAGCGGAGCACGAGTATCAAAACAATATACAAATTTAGTAGCAGGAAGCGTTAACAAGTATATAGCATCACGCTCATAATAAATACTTTTAATCTTAGTTAAGTCTGTCTCAGATGCTACAGCAGCCATTAGCTCATCACGAACATTCTTAGAAATATCACGCATTGGCATAGACTTCTCTTGGATTACTCGCTGTAGACTACGAACTCCTGAGTCAGATAAAAACAATACATCAGTTGCTATGTTCTGTACTGAATCTCTAGCAATACACCCTACGTTATAGATAATCTCAACAAGAGTTAATGCTCCTGTGTCTAACGGATTAGCATATATTGCTATATTCTTACGACCAAAGAATATGATAAATCCATTATGTGCTGCAGCAGCAACTACAGGATCTCCATTAGGAAGAACTTCTTGTAGGTTAATATACCCAGCAGATCCATTCTGAAAGTCTGTACCAGCTAGTAAGTCGCTAAAGTAAACAGTCTGAGTATCTCCTGAGATACCACCACACCATATTCTTCCGTATGCTGAGAGTACCCAACTAGGCATAAATGTTGATGTGCTATGATTAAGAGGTAACGTAGCAGCATCTCCTACTCTTTGATAACCAAAGGTATTACTATTGTGATCATTAAAACCACCACCAGAGGTAGGTAGCTCATGATACACTAGCATTGGGTGTGCATCTTGTGCTAAATACACATGAGGCTGGAAGTCGCTAACGTCTC